GCAGCAGTTAATAGTGGAGAAAAAGTTTTAGTTTCCATTATCCGTCTACAATATTATAAACCATTCTTGAATATAATGTTAAAAAGTTATTTGGATTTGATGAAGGTAAAAATGGAGCAGTTGGTCCATTTTGTTTTGGGGAAGGTGGTGCAGATATTTGACCTCCACCTCCAGATGGTGCTGGTTGAACTTGTGATTGTTGTTGTTCGAACGGAATAACTTGTATTGATTGTTGACCTGGTGCTAGTTTTTGTGCTGGTGCTGGTGCTTGTCCTGGTGCTAATTTTGGTGCTGGTGCTTGTCCTGGTGCTGATGCTGATGCTGGTTTTGGTGCTTGTCCTGGTGCTTGTTGTCCTGGTGCTTGTTGTCCTGGTTGAGGTTTAGGAGAGATAGATGATGCTTCATCGAATCTTTTTCCTACTGCAGTTCCCCATTTTGTTATTGGAACGTTCGCACCATCTCTAGGGATAGTTCCTGTATTAATATAGGAAGAAACGTTTCCTTCTCCAAGTTGCCCCATACCAAGAGCCACTGTCCTCTCTCTAGGGGACATAGTATTATATTTTGGAGATAGTGATTGTAACCTCCTATGCATATATACTGTCCTTCCCATATAAATTTTTTCCTGCAATTCTGGATTATTTAAATATTCCTCTTGCGATGGCACAGGAATCCCCATTACTTTTGCGGAAGATGCAATCTCATCAGACCCCATTTGATATCTTCCAGCAAATCTTGTACCTCCACCTCCCATTTGATTATATCTTGCCCCCTCAACGTCTGCCACACCCTGTTTTAATGCATTATACTGTTCTTGAGTAAGTCCCAATTCTTTCAATGCCTGTGTATCGTCTTTTATCGTTATCCCAGGATTACCTCCACCACCGCCGCCACCGCCACCGCCGCCACCGCCGCCACCAGGAGAACCAGAAGGTTTTTGACTTCCCGAAGGTTTTTGACTTCCCGAACCTTTTCCTTTCATTAAACTTTCAATTACTTTATCAAATCTATCTAAAATTGAATTAAATTTATCAAGAACATTTCCAGGAACTTCTGGTGTAGTACCTCCAGGTTGGACATATTCATCACCAGGTTGCGAAAGACCACTTATAGCAGCACCAGTTCCAACAGCAGCAGCACCACCTAAAAGTAATTTACCAATTCCACCACCACCTTGTAATCCTTTTGGTATTTTTGATAATAAATTGCCTTCTTTTTTCATCGCAGGACCAGCAACATTTGGTGGTCGTTTTCCTCCCATTCCAGGAATTAATCCACCAACCAATCCACCAAGTGCTGACATTATAGTACCAATTATTCCACCACCTCCACCACCTCCATCACCAGAAAGTCCAGATATTTGTTTTATAATTTTGAGTATTACTTTTCTTAATGACTTTGCAACCTCAAAAGTTTCAGCAAAAGTAGTTTTTAAATTATCTACATTTTCTCTAATCCTGTCTAAATTTTTCTTTGAGCCAAAGAAAGTAATAAAAGCAAGTGCTTCTTTAATTCTACCAAAAAATCCACCAAATGGTTTAAATCCTTTTTCTTTTTTCTCGGGTGTTTTTTCTTTTTCAGTAGTATTAAAGATATTACTTACTGAACTAGTACTAAAAATATTTGATGCTAAATTACCAATTAATGATTGTAAGTTATTTGGTTTTGGTTTTATATTTCGGTCAAATCCAACAATTTTATTTTTCGCACCAGAAACAATAGAGTCTCCTATAGGAGAATTACCAGAAACAAAACGAAGTGCTTGTTCCTTTGTTGGTTTTTGTTTTCCTATAATTTTTTCTGGACTTAATGTGCTATATTCTGCTAAAGGATCTCCTTTTTCCTCTAACATTCTTTTAGAATAATCAGCAGGATTTTCACCACGATAAAAAGTTCCTCTAGAAATTGTTCTAGAAGAAGGAACCCCAAATCCTCTATATGATGACAATCCCGGCGAATTCTTAAGCATTATTTTGTTTTGCCTTTAAGTTTTCTTCTTCGATAAATTGGTTTAATAATACCAAGTAAATATCTCTTTCCCAAGGAATTAGATTTTCAATCTCCGTCAAAGAATATTTATGATGCTGCATCAGAGAAAAATTAATCTTAAAATATGACTCAAGATCCATATGAGCCATAATTAGCCGAAAAAACTTGTTAGCCCCTCTAATATAACTTCACTTTCTACTTTTGTATTTGGATTGGTTACTTTAACAGTATGAGCAAGTTTGGGCATCGTATTAAAGAACTTTTCAATCTCTTGAAACTGTTGTGATGTTAAAGTTTCAATCCAATCATTCAGTTCCTTTTTAGTGCAGTCTGCTGCTGCCCAACATTCATCGGCATTAAAAACCATATCAATACAAGAAGAAACAATATCAAATGATTTTTCAATTGATGACATATCATTTGAACTAAAATCAAAGTTATTTTTAATAAATTCATTCAAAGATGGATACTTCATTCTTAGAACTAAACCTTCCCTCAAATCAATATCTGTCGTGTGGAATTTATCTTTTTGAATTTGTATTTCATCAATATAAATTTTAACCGGAACTTCGGTAATTCCGTCATCACTGCAAGTTACAATTAGTTCAATTACTTCTCCAACTGATTTTCCACGAACATTTAAGAAAATATATTCAATATCAAAAGTAGGAAGTTCTTCTACTTTAATTCCCTTTGTTATAATACAATCTTTTAAAACTTGTTTAATTGCTGATGTAATTTGTTTTACATCTTGACTTTCAAGAGCAAGAATAAGTATTTTTTCTTCTTTGACTAAAAATGGACGATATTTAATTGCTTTCCCTGTAGATGGCAAAATCAATTCATATTGAGGTGTAGCAATTTTTGGTAAAGGCATTTTTTTCTAATTAAATTCAGTATGAGTATTTAGGTTACGCCAATATTTTTATCTACAGTATAACGACTATAGCTAAAATTGACTGTTGTTTTTGTTATAGTACTTCCTTCGTAAGACAATGGAAGTGCGGTCAAATTTGTAGGAAATGCTTCTATAAAATAATAAGTCATCGTAGGTTGATTAATAAAATTTGATTTTGTTGATTTTTTGTTTGGATTTTTGAGAAAATTTCTTTCAAATTTTGTAATTGCGATATTTTTTTTATAAGTATCTGGATAACTAAATCTAAAAAAATCTTCATTTTGTTTGAATTTATCTTGACCTTGACCTTGCGGACTACCTTCGTATTTACTATCAGAAGAAAAAAGTGGGTCAATATAATTCATCCATTCTTCAAATAAACGAATTATATTATACTTGGAATCTACATAAAAAGTAAGATTAAAATCACTATAAATCCTACGAGTTGGAAATCTTTCAATTATCCCCTGACGACTTCCGTATTCTTCAGCCATATCAAAAGTAGAACCGGGAAGTGTTGCTTCTGCGCAAAGAAAATCATATTGTTTTTGTTTTTCGGATCCCAATAAATCACACTTAGTCAAATGAGAAAATAATCCACTTGGGCCACCCAAAAGTAAAGAAACTTTGAATTGACTGGTTAATGAAAGCGGACCCAATGTACTCTGTACATCAGGCATATTAATATAAAGTTCACCAATTTTATTGGACATACTATCTAAATATGTATAAATCCTTGTACTATTTATGCCTATAAATAAAAACTATAAACAAGGAAAGTTCAAACCAAAGAATCCAGAAAAATATAATGGAGACCCAACAAATATTGTATACCGTAGTTCCTATGAACTCAAAATGTTTCATTATTGTGATTTAACTGAAAATATAATTTCATATCAAAGTGAAGAATTTTGGGTTCCTTATGTATCACCAGTAGATAAAAAAGTACATAGATATTTTCCAGATATGAAACTGAAATATAAAGACAAAGACGGAAATATAAGAATAGTAGTTGTAGAAATTAAACCAGCTAAAGATTTAAAAGAACCACCCACAAATCCACCAAACCGAACAAAATCCTGGGCATATGCAGTTAAAACTTGGGTCACCAATCAAGCAAAATGGGAAGCTTGTCGTGAATATTGTAAAGACAGAAACTGGGAATTCCGTATCTTTACAGAAAAAGATTTAGGTATTCAAATATGATTGCCGATAAAATAATTAAAGAAGCAGGAAAAAAATATCGTTCTATATCTTGGTATACAAATGCCTTGATGAATGAACTATCAAATCAAGAAAAAGATATAAGTCAGATTGATACTGATTTTATTATTCCTGGTGATTTAGTGTTTTTTATGTATTCTGCAAAGTATCCACAAAAATATCTATTCTGGGATAGACAACCATTAGCTTATGTTATAAATGTAAATCCAAGACAAGGAATGTTCCTTGGTTCCAATCTTCATTATCTAAATCCACAATATCGTGGAGGTGTTGCTGCTTCATACATAAATAAAGCAGGAAACGTGAATGCACCAAGAAAAACATTACACAATTATCTTTTTTCTGGTGTGAGTAGTGGTTTTTTTAAGGTCCCTGAAAGTGAATGGAGAGAAGTATCTTTACTTCCAACCGAAAGATTTGTTGATAAAAGAGGACAACCAGTATTCAAATCCAGAGTTTGGGATTATCCAGATACCTTATCGGCACCGTAAATATGGCTACACCTCCAACTCTTCCGCCAGGATGGAATCAAATTCCACCACAAACAAATTCTAAAGTAGGAATAGCATATTCAACTACTGTACCAGATCCAAATAATCCTGGAGAAAATTTAACATTATACGCAATAACAGATAAACAGGGGAATATCACAGAATATACTTTTTACGATTCAGACAAACAACCAGTATTCAGCAAAACTCAAAATGGAGATCCACAGGCACCTGGTTTATCAGTAGAAGAACAAACAAACTTAATAAATTTATCTACCACACAAAATACAGCACTAGCGACAAGTTTGGGAGGAACACCAAATACAAAACCCATCCCAGGATATCCTGGACCAACAACAGGTAATCCTAATGATCCACTTACAGCAATAAAAAATCTTCTTGGTATTTTAACACTAGATCCAAATAAAATAAACGAAAAACTCAAGTTCGGTAATGTAGACGAAGTTATTAAAGGATATAAAAATTTACAATATCCAATTGATGCTCTTTA